GCATGGCACTTAAAAAAGGACAAAGGTCATTAGTTGCGTGGACAAAACAAAAATGGAGAACCAAGTCAGGCAAACCTAGTACACAAGGGTCAAAAGCAACTGGTGAACGTTATTTACCTGAAAAAGCAATTAAGGCTCTTAGTCCCAGTGAATATGCCGCGTCTACGGCTGCTAAACGCAAAGCGACTAGAGCAGGTAAACAAGTATCTAAACAGTCCAAAAAGATTGCAAAAAAAACATCAAGATTTCGTAGATTCAGCTAAAGTAAAAGAACAACTAAGACTAGCAAGAATGCAGGAGAAAATAAAGAATGATACAAGCGTTGATAGGACCACTCGCAAATCTCGCAGGAACGTGGTTTCAAAACAAAGTAGAAAAAACAAAAGCCGATGGCTTGGCTAAAGTAGCCGAAGCAAAGGCAAGAGCAACAGTAGCAGAGAAAGTTGCAGCAGGTGAGATTGCGTGGGAAGGCAAAATGGCAGATGCCACTAATGATAGCTGGAAAGATGAGTTTGCCTTAGTTGTCCTACTAACTCCTGCAATTTTAGTTTTTATTCCGGGCATGACAGAGTATGTGGAACATGGATTTAGTATATTGGCAACTCTACCAGAGTGGTATCAGTACCTCTTATATATCGCAATTAGTGCATCGTTTGGGATTAAAGGGGTCGGACAGGCAGCTAAAATGTTTAAGAGGAAATAATGGAAGAGCAGTATAGAGATTATTTTGGTAAACCTATAACCAAAAAAAAATATGAAGAGCAAATGGAATATAGGAAGAAGGCACAAAAAGAACAAAAAGAAAAAGATAGAAAAAGATTGCAAAAAAGATTTCATGACGATGGAGCTAGTCCGGGTCAGAAACTAAAAGACGTAATTAAAAGGAATGAAAACAAAGAGGCTTACGATAAAAGTGGTAAAGTTTTTAGATATAAAAAAAGTGAGTATAAAGCTAAAATTAAAGAACTTAATCCAGCAGTTGATGTAGATGAAGATATGGATATGAAAGATTTAATGGAGCTTTATAAAAAAGAAACAGATAAAAGAAAGAAAAAGAAAAAATTAGAAACGCAGAAATATGGCAGACCTAAGAAAAAAGGAGAGCTTGAAGCATCTAAAGGTAGTTTTGTAAAAAAGAAAAGAATAAGTTTTACAGATTATCGTGTTAAGGGTTTGTTCTCATGAGTTGGAAAGCCTTGACATTTTTAAAGATATCTGCTATAACCTGTAAGATAGGTAATTATTTTTGGCATCTTCATGTCAAAGAAATACGTAAGAATCAAACAAGAAGATTAATATAATGAATTTAGTTACACTACAAAATGAAATAGCAGATGATGAAGGTGTCAAGTACGAAACCTATAATTGCTCACTTGGGCATTTAACTGGAGGGATTGGTCACCTTATTACTGAATGGGATACTGAATATTATGATAAACCTATAGGAACAAAGATACCTAATGAACAAGTCAATGAATGGTTTGAGAATGATATACAAGTATCTATAAAAGACTGTCAATCTCTGTTTAGTAACTTTGAATCTCTACCTGAAGATATACAACACGTATTAATAAATATGTCATTCCAATTAGGTAAGCCTCGTTTATCCAAATTTAAAAAGATGATTGCTGCTGTAGAGGATATGAATTGGTCAAATATGGCAGATGAAATGCAAGATAGCACGTGGAGATGGCAGACACCTAACAGAGCACAAAGATTAATACAACGTGCCGAAGATCAAATGATTAAGGATATACCAGTATGAGTAGACAATTAACAGAGAGACAACAAAAGTTTCTAGATGTTCTATTTGATGAGGCGAATGGAGATGTCACACAGGCAAAACTATTATCAGGCTATTCTGAAAACTCATCTACAACAGATATTATAAACTCACTTAAAAAAGAAATCATGGAAGCTACAGAATCTTACATGGCACGTAATGCACCTAAAGCAGCAGTGGCAATGGTTAGTGGTGTAGATGATCCAACACAACTTGGCATAAGAGATAAATTATCTGCATCAAAAGAATTACTTGACAGAGTGGGTTTAATTAAAACTGAAAAGATTCAAGTAGAATCATCAGGTGGTGTTATGTTACTACCACCGAAACAAAACAGTTGACAAACTAAAAAGAAAATGATACAATGGATAGAAGTTTAGGTAAGTGGAAGTTACCACAACCAACAGACTTAAAAGATGACAGTCAAACAGAGTGGATACAAATCCCAAGAATAGCTAGAATAATTCCTTTTGGTTATAGAATAAATAAAGACGATATGGATTTACTTGATCCTATACCATATGAACTAGAGGCATTAGAGTTAGCTAGAAAATACGTTAATCAATATTCATATAGACAAGTTGCTAATTGGTTAACCAAAAAAACAGGAAGAGAGATATCCCACGTAGGTTTGAGAAAAAGATTAATGCATGAAAAACAACGTAAGAACCAAGCTAGAACTCTTAGAAAATGGTCCGAGTATGCCGAGAAAGCAATCCAAAAAGCGAGGACCATACAAGAAGAAAGAACAGGAGCAAAAGTCTACGTCTAAAGTAGTTGAGAGAGAAATAGAATCTGTACCTATAGAAGAACAGAATATAGTCTTTCAACCAAACAAAGGTCCTCAAACAGAGTTTCTTGCAGCAGACGAAAGAGAAGTTTTATATGGTGGAAGTGCAGGGGGTGGTAAATCATTTGCCATGTTAGCAGACCCACTAAGATACATGGGTCATCCATCATTCAGTGGACTACTACTTAGACATACTACTGAAGAACTTAGAGAATTAATATGGAAGTCTCAAGAATTATATCCTAGAATTTGGAAGGGTATAAAGTGGTCAGAAAGAAAGATGCAGTGGGTAGCACCTTCAGGTGCAAGACTGTGGATGTCATACCTAGATCGTGAAGAAGATGTTCTTAGATATCAAGGTTTAGCATTTAGTTGGATAGGGTTTGATGAGTTAACACAATGGTCAAAACCTTTTGCGTGGAACTATATGAGATCAAGATTACGTTCTACTGCTCCTGACTTACCTGTCTATATGAGAGCAACAACGAACCCCGGAGGTCCGGGTCATCAGTGGGTTAAGAAGATGTTTATTGACCCTGCACCTTATGGTAGATCATTTGATGCTACGAATATTGAAACAGGAGAAGCATTAAAGTATCCATCAGGTCATCCTAAAGCAGGGAAGTCATTATTTAAAAGAAGATTTATACCTGCTAGACTAATGGATAATCCTTACCTGTCAGAATCAGGTGACTACGAGGCAATGCTTTTATCTTTGCCTGAACAACAGAAGAAACAATTACTTGAGGGTGATTGGGATATTAAAGAAGGTGCAGCCTTTACAGAGTTCAATCGTGATATACACGTGATAGAACCTTTTAAGATACCATCTAATTGGGTAAAGTTCAGAGCTTGTGATTATGGTTATGGTTCATATAGTGCAGTTATTTGGTTTGCAGTATCACCTGCAGAACAACTTATAGTTTACAGAGAGTTGTACGTATCAAAAGTTTTAGCTTCTGACTTAGCAGATCAAGTATTAGAACTAGAGTCAGGTGATGGTAATATAAAGTATGGTGTATTAGATAGTTCCTTATGGCACAAACGTGGAGATACAGGACCTTCACTAGCAGAACAGATGATACAAAAGGGATGTCGTTGGAGACCATCAGATAGAAGTAAAGGTAGTCGTGTATCAGGTAAGAATGAATTACACAGACGTTTGCAAGTAGATGAGTATACAGAAGAACCTAGGCTAGTATTTTTTAGTAATTGCATTAATAGCATATCACAAATACCTGCAATACCTCTTGACAAAAGAAATCCAGAGGATGTAGATACTAGATCAGAGGATCACATATATGATGCACTAAGATATGGAATCATGTCAAGACCTAGATTTAGTATATTTGACTATGACCCTGTAGGTAGACCATCAAGTAGTATGCCTGTAGCTGACTCAACATTTGGATATTAATATGGCAGAAGAAGAAATAAATATAGAAGAAGATGCTATAGCATTAGAAGATTCTGAAGATGCGACTGCGACAGATTATGGTATAGATAATTTAGTAGACCATGTTATGTCTAACTTTAAAAAATCAGAAGATTATAGATATGAAGATGAGTTAAGATGGACTAGAGCCTATAGAAACTATAGAGGTTTATATGGTCCTGATGTTCAGTTTACAGAAGCTGAAAAGTCTAGAGTGTTTGTAAAGGTTACAAAGACAAAAACTTTAGCAGCCTATGGACAAATAGTTGATGTCCTATTTGCAGGTGGTAAATTTCCTATAAGTATAGAACCCACTGAATTACCCGAAGGAGTAGCAAAAGATGTATCGTTTGACCCTCAAGAGCCTGAAGAAATTAGTGGGCAATCTGAAGTGGTATCCCCTTATGGTTTTCCCGGAGATGGCTTGGAACTACCTAAAGGAGCTACTGAAAAAACTTTACTTGATCGCCTTGGACCTTTGCAAAAAGATTTGGAAGGCATTGATAACCTTAAAGAACAAAGTGGCAAAACTCCGACAGCGATAACATTTAGTCCTGCTATGGTAGCAGCTAAATCTATGGAGAAAAAAATTGTAGATCAACTACAAGAATCAAATGCTAATAAACATTTAAGACATACTGCATTTGAGATGGCTTTATTTGGTACAGGGATTATGAAAGGTCCGTTTGCTACAGATAAAGAGTATCCTAATTGGGATGATACAGGTGACTACAACCCTACATTCAAAACTGTACCTCAAGTATCACACGTATCTGTTTGGGATTTTTATCCTGATCCTGATTCTACCAATATGGATCAGGCACAGTATGTGATACAAAGACACAAGATGTCAAGAAGTGAATTAAGAGGATTAAAGAAAAGACCATACTTTAGAGAAGAAGTTATAGAACAAGCTATAGCAGAAGGTGAGAACTATGTTAAGAAGTATTGGGAAGATGATCTAACAGATTACAATCAAGAGAACTACGTAAATAGATTTGAAGTTCTTGAGTATTGGGGTATGATAGATACTGAAATGTTAGCAGAGCAAGAAGTAGATATACCTAAGGAACTTACAGACTTTCCTGAATTACAAGTTAATGTATGGGTATGTAATAGAAAACTAATAAGAGTTGTACTAAATCCATTTAAACCTGCAGTAATACCTTATATGGCAGCACCTTATGAATTAAATCCGTATTCATTCTTTGGTATTGGTTTAGCAGAGAACATGGATGATACACAAACTCTAATGAATGGTTTCATGAGAATGGCAGTAGATAATGCAGTGTTATCAGGAAACTTACTTATAGAGGTAGATGAAACAAATTTAGTTCCGGGTCAAGATTTATCTGTATATCCGGGTAAAATATTTAGAAGACAAGGTGGTGCTCCGGGTCAAGCTATATTTGGTACAAAGTTTCCAAACGTATCAAATGAGAATATGCAGTTATTTGATAAGGCAAGAGTATTAGCAGACGAGAGCACAGGCTTTCCATCTTTTGCACACGGACAGACAGGTGTACAAGGTATAGGTAGAACTGCTTCAGGTATATCTATGCTCATGAACGCAGCAGCAGGAAGTATTAAGACTGTAATAAAAAATATAGATGATTATCTATTGACACCACTAGGTCAGGGATTATTTAGATTTAATATGCAGTTTGACTTTGATCCTGAAATAAAAGGTGACTTAGAAGTAAAAGCTAGAGGAACAGAAAGTCTAATGGCAAACGAAGTTAGATCACAGAGACTTATGCAGTTCCTTGGTGTAGCATCTAATCCTGCACTAGCACCTTTTGCAAAGTTTGATTATATAATTAGAGAGATAGCCAAGTCTATGGAACTTGATCCTAACAAAGTTACAAATGACATGAGACAGGCAGCAGTACAAGCAGAGTTGTTAAAACAGTTTAGAGGTGATCAATCTGAACAACCACAACAACCACCTGCAGGTGTAGACCCCAATGACCCAACAGGAGCAGGTGGTGGCACGATAGGCACAGGACAAGCACCAGTTCCGGGAGAACAAGGATTTACAGGAGTACCTAGAGGTGGACAAGGACAGACAACAAACGTTGAGCAAACTCAAGATGTTGGTGAACAATCCCCAACTGATCAACAACTTCAATAATTATATTGATATACTAGTTCAAGAGCAATACAAAGTTATGGAGCAGAGCCAAGACACAATTACACTGTATAGAGCACAAGGTTCTATATCTGTATTAAAAAGACTTAAATTACTAAGGGATGAAGTAAATGGATGATGAATTTAAAAGATTAACATTTAGAGAGCTAGAAGAGTTCTACAACGAAAATGATTATTATCACGAGCAAGACCCTAGAAATCGTATGAATTTTTTTAATACCGATAGTCCTCAAGAAAGACAAGAAAGAATACAAAATAAAATAAATGAAATAAAAAGAGAAGATGCGTTAGAAGCTACAGGTGGTATGTTAGAGGCAATGCCCATGTCTAGAGAAGAAGGATTAGAAAGAAAAAAACAAATAGAAGATGAAGATGTAAAAAAGGGAATAAGTAAACGAGTTGCCAAAGGTGGCTCAATGTCTAAACAAATGGAGTTGTTTGATGAAGGTGGACTCAAAGACGAGGGTGGTACAGTTGATCCTGTATCAGGTAATGAAGTTCCTCCGGGTTCTACGCAAGAAGAAGTAAGAGATGATATACCTGCACAATTAAGTGAGGGAGAGTTTGTATTTCCTGCAGATGTAGTTAGATATCTTGGATTAGAGTTTCTTATGAATCTTAGACAGAAAGCTAAAGCAGGTTTAAAACGAATGGAAGAGATGGGTCAGATGGGTAATTCAGATGAAGCTACCCTACCCGATGACATACCCTTTACTATGGATGATCTAGAAATGGCAGAGGGTGGTGTTGTAGAGGCACAAGCAGGAACATATGTTGCACCTAGTATACCTGTAGGTAGAGTTGACTTACAAAATCAAATGAGTACACCACAAACACAACAAGTAAATACTCCGGGTGTAAGAACAGTAGGTATGTCAAATCCATATCAAAGTATGGGTGATCCCTATGCTCCTGTTAACTATCAACAATTTCTAGGAGCTTCTGCAACAGGAGCACCTGAAACAGAAACAAAAACATATACACATCCTGATGGTAGGGTAAAGACTGTAACCATAATAAAAGCTACAGGAAAGCCATTAATACCGGGTGAGATAGATAGAATAACAAAAGATGGATTCGTAGAAAAGATTGAACCTCTAAAAGATGAAGTAAAAATAGAACCAATAAAGCAACAAACATCTAGAGTAAAGCCTGTAGTAGAAGATTCAGGTGGTGATGGAGATGATGACAATACAGGTAAATTAGGTGGAGCTACTATGGATGTTGGTGGCAAGTCATTTGCTCTAGGATATAACTTTGATGGCTCTATTACATTAACAGACCCTAAAACTATGGAGTCTAAAACTTTTAGTAAGGATTCACAAATAACAAAAGATGCTAAAGCCGTAACTGCAGGTCAAATGGTTGACTTAGCCAAGCTCACACCTGCAGGTGTAAAAACTGCTGTTGTAAATAGTGTGCTAGATAGATTAGGTATAACAATTCCGGGCAATACTAAAATAGATGACATTAAAAAGAAACAAAAAGCAGCACAAAAAAGATTAAGTGAAACATTTGTAGGAGTTAGCAAAGACCCAACAGAGGGTTTAAATCTTGAAGACTTAGA